GAAATTCAGCGACTTCATCAATCACTTCTTCCGCCCAGCGGGCAGGGGGAGCCCAGACCCTACCGGACGCGAAAATGTCAGCCACCGCATTGAGCCTGCTGATCTTATCGTTGCCCCTAGTGGGGGTAAATTCCTGCACTGGGATACCCATGGAGCGGAGTTCGTAGATGAGTGGCGCACCTGACGCCTTCTTTTCGATAATGATCGAGTCCGGGTCCCACTCTTTATAGTCCTCCAAGACCCATTGTTTGAGGTCTGGGAACTCAACACGGTCCCTGTAGGCGTTCAGGAGGATAATATTGGCCTGCGCCATCCCTGTAGAGTCTGGATGGTAGAACACTCCCCACGTGGTACATGCCGAATAGTCAGCGCGTGACGTCTTTTCGAAGGCCGTATCCCACGCTTGGAGGATAAAATCGCACGCAGGCGGCGTATCATTGGGCCATTCCTGCCACCATTCGCGTTTTACGATAGCCGCAGACTCAGAAACGGGGTTCTGCTGGTACTGCGCCATCCATTTTGAGTTGGGAACGTCGCGTTTGACCTTCTCAAGCTCTTCCATAGCCCAAAACTCGGGCCACAGAGGCTTATTCGAGGGCAAAATCGCCGGAAATTCGATGACTTCCCACTCACCAAGGCTGTCGTTGGACGCTGCATCCTTCAAAATCTGCCCTGTCAGGTCTCTTTTAGACCATCTGGTCATCACGATGACGATGGCACCCCCCGGCTGGAGACGCTGACGCGGCCCAGAGGTGTACCATTCGTAGGTTTTGTCGTAGATATCGGGGTTAACTTCAGCCAACGCCGCTTCTTGTTCGCTGTGCGGGTCGTCAATAATGAGCACATCAGCGCCCTTACCTGTCACCGCACCCCCGATACCGATAGCGAAGTAGTCCCCGCCCTTGGATGTGTTCCACCTACCGGCTGCTTTGCTGTCCGATGCAAGCGTTAGGTCCGGAAACAGCTTATGGTAGACCTCGGTATCAACCAAGTTACGCACTTTACGCCCGAAACCTACCGCCAGTTCAGCCGTGTGCGAGCACTGGATGATCTTTTTGTGCGGGAACTTGCCTAGGAACCATGCAGGCAGCAGATATGACGCGAACTCGCTCTTGGTATGACGCGGCGGCATATTAATAATCAGCCGCTTGCAGGTACCGTTTGCAACGCGCTCAAACGCATCCGCCATCTTGGCGTGGTGACGCCCAGCAATAAAGGTCGGCCAGACTTCTTTTACGAACGGCAGGAACTTATCCTGCGCCAACTGCGTTACACGTAGCTCGTGGAGCTTCTCCAACTCCGCCAGCAGCTTCTCCTGTTCCCGCGCCGATAGCTTAGGCAGGATAGCCGGGATGTCATCCAGCGATATATCGTCGAGGAGTTTCCTGTTTGGACGACCACGAGCCATTAGTCGTCGCTCTCCGGCTCTTCATTTTCTCCAATGTTTTCAACGTCTTCGTCGTCATCCTTCAGACGCTCTGGTATGTACGTACCAAGCTCATCGTCCAAGTCTTCGCTTGTCGTGGGCATGTCGATGGTCTGCGCATTCAGTAGGCGCTTCACTCGCTCCTTGATGGCAGCTTCCAGCGCATCGGGCGACTTATAGTTGATCGTAATTTCGCTACGTTCCGTAAACAGCGCGATGTCCGAGTGCTTACCCAGAAGCTCCAGTGCCCGGATTTCAAACTTAGTGTCACCACAATTGGCAATTTCCAGCAGCTTATTGGTCAGTGCTGCGCGCACTTCCATCACATCGTGCGCCAGATTGTGTCCGTAGTTCTTAATGAACGCCGAGGCTGCCATGGCAGCGGGATATGACTTCAGCGCGTCCTTGTTCTTATTTTTGATCGCGGAGTCAATCAGGGCTTTTTCCTTGGCGATGGTCTTCTCATCGACCTCCAAGGGTGCGCCTAGTTCTTCCAGAATGTCTGCTGTGTTTGCTGCAACGGCCACTTCATCCATGAAGGGCAAGTCCAAGTCCTCATCGAGGTCGTAAGGGACTGGATGTTCGTCAGTAGGTTCGACTTTAACCACAGGCATGTGCAGCGTCCGGTTTGAGGGAGCAGAGCCGCGTTATACGCTTGAGGTGGTGTAGATGTAAAGAGGCCCCGGCTTAGCGACAACCCGGGGCCTCTCAGGGGGGTAACGTGCGTCAGTGTCTTACCCTGAAAGGGCAAAAATATAGTATCCCGGGGTTTAATATTGTCAAGGTACCATCGACGGGGGGTCTTCGCTGTGTGAAGCGCGAGGCTAGGGGTGGCTAAATGTAAGGGGGGAGGGGGGTCGGTTCGCTAAAACTTTGTGGGAGAATGTGCATATTATTATGTAATAGGGAGACTGGGACTCCGACATGGGCGCGGGGGGGTCGGGGGTGGGTAGGGGTGAACATATAGGGAACAAAGAACCCCTCCCCCGTTCTTTTTGATTTGCTAGGTGGCGCTTGGATTGCGCATTGCATGGGCAAAGCATGGCCTCGCAAAGCCGCAGAAAACCTAGGGATTTGACATTGTAAAAGGATGGGCCTAGATACAATAGGGCAAGGGCAATTCAGCCCTGCTCTGTTTGGAGAAACACGACATGAAAACGCAGATCGACATTTACCAACAAGTAACCGACAAGATCATTGCGGCCCTCGAAACGGGCACAGCCCCTTGGCTTCGCCCTTGGCGCTCCGGTGTTGGCACAGCCTTAGTCCCTCACAATGCGGTGACAGGGCGCGCCTACAATGGAATTAATTTCCTTGTCCTAACTTGTGCGCCCTATGCCAGCAATGGTTGGCTCACCTATAAACAGGCTCAGGAATTGGGCGGCAATGTCCGTAAGGGCGAAAAGGGCACGCAGATCGTCTTTTGGTCATTCCCCAAGATCGAGGACAAAGAGACGGGCAAAGAAAAGGTTATCCCGTTCGCCAAGCCCTACACAGTCTTTAACCTAGACCAATGTGAAGGGATTGATACAGCCAAGCTAAAGACGTTCACCCCTGCGATTGCCGGTGACAGCCCTATTAATGAAATCGCGGCGCGGCACAACGTCAAGGTTAATCATGGCGGGGACAAGGCTTTCTTTTCGCCCATGGCAGACGCAATCGGGATGCCAAGCGCGGACGCATTTAAAAGCCCTGACCATTACGCAAGCACCCTTGCCCATGAATTGGTGCATTGGACAGGGCACGAGACGCGCCTTGCCCGGACGTTTGGCAAGCGATTTGGTGATGAAGCCTACGCATTCGAGGAATTGATCGCTGAGATCGGTTCAGCGTTTGTTTGTGCATCAACCGGCATCCCCCTCGAAGGGTTGCAGCACGCGGACTATGTCGCCTCGTGGCTTAAAGTTTTGAAAGAAGACAAGCGCGCAATCTTCACGGCTTCAAGCCAAGCCAAGCGCGCCGCTGAATATCTAACAGCCCAAGAAGAAGAAATGGCAATCGCCGCCTAACCTAATGGGGAGCCGCAAGGCTCCCCTATTTATAAAGGATATATCTATGACTATTTCAAAAGCCCAAGCCCGCGATCTGGCAATTTTCTACAACGCATTTAACGACATTGATATGGGTAATTATCCCCAAGTTGTTTTTTTGGGTTCGTTGCTGCTAGAGGCACAAACCAAAACAAAAATCGAGTTGCACCCGAACGAATGGCTAGAACGCACAATCGCCTATGCGCGCAAGCGCGAGGGGCATCAAACCAAAATAGCTGCCTAACCAAAACAAGGCGGGGCTTCGGCCCCGCCTGACCACCCCGTCTACTATCATCTTTCAGGCTTCAGAGGCTAGGCTTCTGCGGCCTCGCGGCGTTTTGCCGGAATTGATAATCACTGCGTGATTATCAAAATTATTTTGCCCCGTCAAGCCCACCCCGTTTGTGATAATGTTATAAACGAATGTAAGGTTTTTGGGCCTAATGTAATAAAAAAAATGGCGGAAATCCTTGAATGTAATAATGTTATAGATTTTTTTGGGGACATATAAAACTTTACAGTCAGAGCAAGCCCTCTCGCCTATGCCAAACCAAACGTGCGAAAGTGGGGGGCCCCCTATATATATGATTTTTTATTTTTATAACATTATTACATTACCCCATTTTCCCACATTCAACCCCGCAGATTTCCGTCATCTCGATAATGTAATAACTAATGTAATAAATTGGTTTTTCGCCCTCACATTATCACAATAGATTTCTTACAAACCACCCCATTTCCCCCGCCAATTGGCTTGACGCGCCGCCCCTTGGATGATATGCGGTCACCCGCATATCACTTTCACCCGCTAAGTTTTTCCCAAACAAAACCATAACGGCAAGATAACCAAACCAAACCGGACGCGATTATAGTTTGACAAAGTAAAAGCACGGGAATAGGGATAGGCCATGCCGGACGGGACAGACCGGCGCTTGATGGAGATTAGAGCGATGGAAGATAATATCGAGACGCAAGCCACCGAGTTTTTCCAGACCAAGGTGCGCGGCACAAACGACCAAGAATATCAAATCTATTTAGCTTGCGCCAATGATGGCAAGGGCGGCGATATCACCCGTGGCGGTGCGCCCCTCAAATCATATGACGAATGGCTGAACAGCTAAGGGGAGCCTGAGCAAATGAAAAACTACCACAACATTGAGACACGCAAGAGCGCGACCAAGAATGCCTATGTGGGGTATGGCGGCGGCAACGTCTGGCTGATCTACAAGACAACGTGGAAGGGCTGGGTTGCCAGCAACCAAACAACGGGCGCAACGCTCAAGGGGCGCGTGCTGGCAGACATAAGCCGCAAACTGAGCGCAATCTAAAAGGTGGAGACTGAGACAATGGCATACGAATCAACAAAGATGGCCGAATATAACGAGGCCGAAAAGGTTATCATCTTTGCGATGGGGCAAGACCAATACGGCCTGTTGTATGACGACAAGCCCAAAGTGCTGGAAATCTATATCGACCACAATTTTAACGGCAACGGGTGCGGCAACCTGATCCTTGACGGCTTCGGCAAGACGCTAGACCTAGAATTTTGCCGCTCTGAGAACCTTTAACCAACCCAAACAGTGGAGACTGAACATGACTGACACAACTTACAACGGCTGGACCAACTACGCGACGTGGCGCGTCAATCTCGAAATGTTCGACGGATACGACGCAGCCAGCGGAAACGACCTAGACGCCTACGATCTGGGGCAATTGTTGCGGGATGATGCCGAGGAATTAGTTACTGCGGGCGCGTCCGGTCTGGCGCAGGGTTATGCGCTGGCGTTTCTGGCTGATGTGAATTGGTATGAAATCGCCGAACACATGATCGAGGCTTACCGCGAGGAGCAAGACGCATGACCTATCAGATGCAGATCAACCTTGACCAACGGGACAGCGAGACACGGCGCTGGGATACAGTGGCGCGGTTCGAGTATGGCATTCACGCGATGGAAGCCGCCCGCACACTGAGCGAAGGCACGGGGCGAGAGTGGCGCGTAGTGGACAACCGACACGAGGGCGGCCCGCTGGTTATGATTTACCAAGACGGGAAGGCGATAGCATGACGCTAGAGGAGAAACTTAAGGACGCGCTGGACGCACTGGAAGCCCTTGTGCAGGCGGTGGATGACGAAGTTTCGCACCTTGAGCGTTTGCCCAATTATTTCTGGGGCGCATGGGGTGACGCAATCACGATCCTAAAAGAAAACGGACGGTGGGGCTAAGCCCCACAACAAACGAGGAGCAAACGAGATGGAACATAGCAAAGGCCCTTGGGAAACAGACGGGCGCGTAGGTCATTTAGATATCGTATGCCCGAAAGGGCGCATCGCCATGATGGACTGCGAGGATGACGCATTTTGGGCAGCCGAACTGGAGGCAAACGCCGCGCTGATCGCAGCCGCACCAGATATGCTGGCAGCACTGGAGCAAGCCTATCAGCAGCTAAATACTTGGATGAACGACGACAAATGGGACGACGAGGATGAAGCTGTGATGGAACAAATCTGGGCAGCGATTAGCAAAGCGAAGGGAGCAGACTAATGGGGCTGGATATGTATTTGACCGCTGAAAAATATATCAGCGGCTACAGTGAGCAAACCAAGCGGGACATAGCTTTAGAAGGATTGGAGGGCGACCACCCACCGACCACCGAAGGCACAAGCGTAACCATCCAACTTGACGTAGCCTATTGGCGCAAGGCCAACCAAATCCACAACTGGTTTGTTGAGCGGGTGCAAGGCGGCGAGGACGACTGCCGAACCTACCATGTGCCGCTGGAAGACCTGCGCGAATTGGTGACGACCTGCGAGGGGCTGTTAGTCAACCGCAACGCCGAACACGCAGAGGAAGAATTGCCCACAGCATCAGGCTTTTTCTTCGGCAACACTGAATACAACGACGACTATTGGAAAGACCTAGAGGACACAGTGACGCAACTGCGCCCTGTTCTGGACTGGTTCGACGCTGACGAGAAGCGCCGCTTCAACTGGGACTTACAATATCGAGCAAGCTGGTAAGGGATAGCAAACGTGCAAATTAGACCTGACGAATGGAAAAAGATTTTCGAATTGCGTGACGACCTAGACGGCGAAGACCGAATGTTGATGCGCAAGCTAGTTAAATACGTCGAGCATCTGGAGTTGGAAATCCGCAAGGCGGGTGACCGGATGCACCAGATCATTAGTAAGGGAGCAGACCATGACGACTAAGAAAGAAGCCGCGAGCCTACTGCGCAAATATGACAAGCTGCGCGCTGAACTGCGCGCTGTGGAACACGAACTTGCCAAGGCTTGCGCCGACTATGGCAGAACGCAAGGGCTGTGGGGCTTCAGTGCAACGCACCTGCGGATGCAGCTAGAACGGGAGAAGGCAGCATGACATTCTGGCATATCATGATCGAACTATTCTTTGTGGGCATTATCGTGCTGGGCGCGGTTGTGTTCATCGACACAGTGAAACAAGCAACTAGAGAGGACGACGATGCTGAATGATCGCAATTACCTACGTCAACTGGATGACGAAGAACTGATCGAATTGACCAAGCTATCAGACAATGAACTGGCGATTGTGCTGGGCGAACGCCTGATGGAAGCGATTAGAGAACTTGAGGCAGAACACTACAACAAGAAAACCCATTGACAATGTATAAACGAGAGGGCAATCTTCTCGAACCATAATAAGGAGCAAACTTATGAACAACACACGCGAACTTCGCGCATTTCTTGTCGAGCAAATGCAAGGCGTATCCACAGGCAAGGTGAACAGCGAGAAGGCTAAGTCCATCTCGAACCTAGCGCAGCAAATCTATAACACTCTCAACATTGAGGTGAAGATGGCGCTGTCAAAGGCCAAGCTGAATGGGCAGACCTTGGATGCTATCGACTTCAATTGATTTGGCGTCCCTGCCACCTGTGCTGGCCTCGCAGATCGAGGATGTAATTGCTAAGTATAACGAGGGCGAAGATCAATTCGCAACTTGGCAACGCATCCTCGACTACGGGACAGACGCAGAGATTGAGGCGCATACCAAGCGTGACCTATATAAGAACGCGCCCATTGTCCCTGTCTCGACCTACGATGGCGAAGACTATCCGGGCAATGATCGCGTTTCTCTTGTGGTTCCGTATCGGTTCAGTGACCATCCACGCCGCTTTGTGGCGCAGCGGGGTTCTAAGCTAATACGCTATGCGCGGCATAGCTGGGGCAAGGATACGCTGTCGCCCAACGGCTGGCTGGTGCGGGTGTTTGAGCGGATTGTCCGTATGGATAAGCGCACGCTGACGAGCCGCGACGAGATCACCGCTTATGTAATTAAAGTAACCCAACGGATTAGCGCACGGCATCGCACTGTGACCGCAGCCTTTTATGCGGGGTGCAAGCCAGACTTTAATCATGGGGATGATACGCATCTGGTGCTTATGCGTGGCCGCTGGGTGCGGCTGAAGCCCGAAGAATATAAGAACGTCGAGATGATGCAGAAGGTTATCCGCAAAGCGCAGAAGCTAGAAGATCGCCTAGCCCTGCTGAAGCAAGCGAGGAAGGAACGCGCTGATGGCAACGCCTGAGAAAGCTGTCAAAGCCAAGGTGAAGGCTGTGCTGGAGAGCGAAGGGGTGTATTTCTTTATGCCCCCCGCCAACGGCTATGGCCGTGCTGGCATCCCTGACTTCGTCTGTTGCGTGAACGGATTGTTTCTCGCCATCGAGACTAAAGCCAACGGCGGAAAGCCAACGGCGCTGCAAATCCGTGAGATTGAGACGATCCGGCGGAACAACGGCGTGGCTGTGGTTGTTGACGAAACGAACTGGGAAATGCTGCGCGACATGGTGCGCAGGCTGAAGGCTACTATCATCTCTCAGGCTTCAGACGCGAGGGGTGTGTGATGACTGACGAT